GCTGCCCCATTCGTTTTCTTTACCTAGTTCTTCTTTGACAGTGCTGGTGTTTAAACGTTTTGCCATAGCACCACGAATTCGCGAGAGAGACCCAACACTGCTTTGCGGTGTTCTTGGTTTTTCAGCAGCAGGATGCATCGTAGGTTTAGCAATCGGCGGTTGTTTTGGTGGCGTTTTCGGCGTATAACCATTACTAACGCTGTGCGCATTTTGGTCAATACCATACTCGTTGATCTGCTCGATTTCTTCGTTACAATTCCAGCGACGAAGTGACATAGCTTTACGAGTTGGGCGGCCCTTCTCATCTTTCATTGGACCTTTCATGCCACCCATGCGGGCGCAGAACGATCTACGGCGACCAGCAGCTTCGCCCTTGGGGTCTAGCTTGCTAGGAGGTGTAGTCACGGCAGTCTTGATGCCCATAGCCTTAGCACCCTTACGAGTTAGACCAGCACCATCTTCTGTCTTGCGATAGTAACCCTTGCCATCTGCACCACGTTCTGTGATATCTTGAACTTCTTCTGGTAAACCTTTTTTTGCTACTAATGCTTTGGCTTTTGCAATAATATCTGTTGCTTCCGGCACACAATTAGGAACCATGCGCTTACCCTTTTTCTTCATACCAACACTCTTGTAGCCATCCCAGCATGCCTCATCGACTGCTTCTTCGCTGACAGACTTCCATCCACCACCCTTCGACTTGTAGTATTTAGATGCCCAACCATTAGCATATGCTGAAGGATATACATCAAACTTCTGTCTCGCTAATGACTTCGCTTTTGACCAAAGGGCTGGATTCGTTGGTTCGTTTTTCTCCAACATAAATTCTTCAGTGTTTACCATAACAGGTTTATTTCCCTTTCCTGCACGGTCAGCAACAGGATCTTCTCTTCTTTTTCTACGAGCGGCAGTTGCTCTATCATCTTTTCCCATACTATGGGCCTTAGAGCGTGGCATGCACTTTGGTTTGCCTTCTCCTGGTTCTCTTGCGCAATCACCCTTGATCTTACCGTCGGTGCCTACGCGAACCCAGTCGCCACCTTTACCTTTGCCGAACCATTTTCTAAGATCCTCATTGGCTTTTTCAACCGTGTTTGATACTTCAGTAGTCTTTGCATTCAATGGCTTCTTAGCTTCTTCGCCGTTTGCCGCCTTGTATGCTTTGTCCATGTCTTGGTCTTTATCACTCTCTTCAGGCTTTAGACCAGGATTTGAATGATAGCCATAATCGCCTTCTTTAGGAAAGCCTTCTCTTGGATAATTATCTGCGGCTTCTTCAATAGGCGGGGTGCATTCACCGCAACATTCTGGAGTACCGCAGTTATCATGCTCAACATCTTCTTTGACTGAACGACCCATGCCACTCGAATAGGTATTCAATTCATACGGGTGTGTGCCACCCTTGTTGAATACTTGGACATGTACCATGTGCTTCTTGCCACTAGTGTGAGTGGCTGGCATACTTACAGAAGTGGTATTACCTTCGCTTGGCTTCTTAGAACCAACACCAACGTGCTGGAATCTATCATCGTCACTTACATTAAGACCAGACTTTTGATGGTGCGATAGTGCGTGATTGATTGCATCGGTATATGATTTGTGATACAATGTATATGCAGAACCACGAGCCTCTTTCAGTCGCGCCTTTGCTTTCTCAATAATATTAGCCATTAAAAGTATCTCCAGAAGCTAAACGTTTGCTATATTTATAACAATTACTTCTTCGATTTCTCGGCGTTGATACGATCAACCTCAGTTTTGTTATCTGCAATCCACTTCTGTAGAGCAATCAATTGCTGGGCGTTTTGCTGGCATCTGGAGTAGTTGCCGATGATGGCGAGGAGGGCCGTAGTGTCTGTAATTCCTGAGGGGGACGCATCAGAAGCTCTGGTGGGGTCGGCATCACTGGCACTGGCACTAGAGTCGTGCGTGAACACCCAGCCGTTAGACATATCGTGCTGGCTAGGAACACTAGTTTGAACGAGGTTACGATAGACATATTCTTTTTCCTTAATAGTATTAACACGGTCAACATATTCTGTTACCACTGTGTTTGATATTTCACTGTTCTTTTTTTCAAGTTCGGCAACAACTTTACTTTGTTTTGCAGTAAAACGTTGAAGCTCTGCTTCACCGTATGCGGTTCCCTTCATGTATCCGTAGAAGAATACGCCAATGATTAGTGCGGCACCTGCTAATAATTTATATGGGAGAGGGATCATACCAAACATATTTAATTCCTTATTCTTCTTCTGACTTCTTAGTTGGTTTCTTAGGAGCGAATTTCTCTACCCCAGTAATACCAAGAGTGCCGATAACAATATACATTACACCGTTGAAGATAAACTCTTCAATGGTGAAGTCCCAGAATAGATTTGCAATATAACCAGTAGCAATAAGCAGAGTTGATACAACTGCAACCATACGTTTAGTCGATGGATTGCCACCGTCTGACATCATATCTTTAAGGTATGTTAGAAATTTGCCCATCTCAGATTCCTAGAAATTGTTTGAAGGAGAATGTTTCATGAAGTCCCATACCTTGACGGACATCTTTATAGAGTTCACTCTTATGCTTTGTGGACATTGCATTAGGTGCCATCTTATGAAATTCTTTTTCGTTACCAGCGGCTGCATGTTGGCGCATCTTGGTGCCAGAAGCGCCTGCTACACCTGTGTCAGCATCCGAACGTTCTTTACCAACGGTATGAATGGTAATCTTCTTAAAGTTGTAGTAACCGTGACGACCTTCTTTGCCGTTATACTTGTGTGTCAATGCATGGAATTCATGTGCGCGGTCTGACCCAACATGCAAGTGTAAGTGAGTAACACCTTCGCTATGAAGTCTTGACAGTTGATGTAAAAGGGTTGGATGTTCTTTGTCTAGTAGTCGAACATTCGCACCTGGAAATGCCCTCTTAGCATGTTTCAACTTCTGTTCTGGTGACAAAGGATTCTTCTTAGCATCATGGGTGCCAGTAAGAACAATCGTATGACCGTGCGAACCGGCAGCCCCACGAACTTGATTAACAACGGCTTCATGTCCGACTGTAATCGGATTCATTCTACCTTGTGTGATATGATGATGAACATCAGCCATTATTTACCCTTGCTTGCTCTTAGAATTGCACTACGTTCTCTATTAGCTTTCGAGAAGCCTTCGCGGTCAACAACTTTAAGGCCATGTGCGACATAGCCTTCGCCGCCAGCGGCTGCACCATTAATATGTGTCGAGAACCCACCCCCACCAGCACGGTCTAATCCTCTAGCAAGATGATTTGTCGCCTGTTGTAGGTGATGGTGAATTTGGAATGATCTTTCAAATTGTTTTTTGTTAGCATCTACCTGAGATAGATGGGCATTCATAGTAGCAGTCTTGCGCTCTTTAGCTGCAGGAGTCTTGACGGCATCTATTAGTTTCTGGTGTGCTGTCTGCAAATGCTTTCTGTATCCTTCAACAGATGGTTTTTCACCACTCGTGACTGTTCTATTGATGTAAGTTCTTAGATGTATTTCATGGCCAGGTAGATGGTCATATGTATGACCCTTCATTAATTTCTCAGCGGCATCTAAATGCTCCGTGGCTTTTGACCTAACAGCGGCAGGAAGTTTGCGCTGTTCATCTGATACCAGATGTTGTACCATATGAACATCAGGATGTGATTGAAAGTGCGACATGTCCGTGATAGGATGTGCAGTTCGTTCTGGACCCTTTAGCTCCGTATGAATAGTGGCACTGACCTTAGACCTTTTTAACTTTTTCGCCTCTTCACTACCCGCAGTTGCACGATATTCAATTGTGTTGGGAGTGTGTGAGATATGTGAGGAGTATTCCGATCTTCCAGAAGGTTCACTCATATATCCACCCTGATATTCACCGGGCTTTTTAGGAAGAACTTTACCCAGATGAGCATGAAGTGCCTTTAGCGGACCAACAAGATATGGTTTATGACCGTGCTGCTTTTCAATATCGGAGGCAGAATAGTTATAGTGAGAACCCGCACCCTTATACTTTACACCAATCTTACCGTCCGCTGTTCGAATGGCATGAAAGGACATTCTATCATCAATCTTACGAGTGATAGGAGTTTTCCTATGCGCAACACCACGCAGAGTTTCCAATGCGTGGTGAGCGGCGTCTTTATTGTCGAATGATCTATCCGACGGATGTTCAATGTGTTGAATGCCAGCTACTGGCTTTTTTTCCTCTGAAAGGAATTGGCTGAAAGATAACATAGGGGGTCCATCTCTATAGTGTTCCCTATATTTATAATATTTTCGAATCACATTCTCTCTTTTCTGTCTAATAGTATATACTAGCAGATTCTGAGGAAATGTCAAGCGGTATTTTTATGGCAGTATAGCACTCAATTCTTCGGTAACATCTACCGCAGCGAGGTCAATAGGAGGAAAGTCAATCGCGCCATTTAGATTAATTTGAAATGTTTCAGAATTGGTAGGCGCATCTGCAAAATAAACTTCGAAGCCGGCAACGGTTTCGCGAACCGAGTTGTCTCCGCCCTCAAACATGTGAGAAACTTTATCAAGTTCTTCATTAATCATTTCAAAGGTGGGTTCACCTGTAAAATACTTGACGATATATTCTTTTGCACCAACTGTTTTCCACAGAGGCATATCTTGACTACCAACATTTGCCCAAACAAATGACGATACTACAAGTTTTAGATTCAATTCGTCCATATTATTTCCTAAAAACTGGTGCGCCGTGCAGGACTCGAACCTGCTGCCTCAAGATTAGAAGTCTCGCGCTCTATCCAGATGAGCTAACGGCGCATAACTATTATATACTACATTTATAACGGCTTGTCAAGTTAAAACTCAAACTTTGAAAAATCTCTCCGCTTACCGATGGTGGTATTTTCAAACACCGGAACATCATCTTGTCCAGAGTCCATGATACCAGACTGGGCTTCTTCTTCCAAGTCATACAACTTCATCTTACCGCGGTCGATACCAACCATAAAGCGTTTGTTCATACCTGGGTCGTTGTAACGATTCTTCAACTGCTTCACCATCAACTGACCCATCTTATCAAGTTCTTCTGTTGCGATAAGAGCAAACATCAAGTCGGCCGTTGCAGGCAAACCAAATGATTCTGAGGTATCAGTCAGTTCAACGTCCGAGTTGGCATAACCACTACGTGTTGTCTGAGTGGCAGAAACGATTGGCAAATCAAACTCTACTGCCAGACCACGAAGTTCTTCTGCGATACCCTTGATGACTGTGTAGGAGTTGGCACCAGAAGATGCTTTGTATCGACTAGAGGCACAGATATTGAGATAGTCAATGAAGATTACGTCTGGCTTGAAGTTTCGCTTCAACTGGAGTTCGTTCAACAGGGCCTTGAAGTGACCAACGTGAGCCGATGCAGTTGGATATTCTTTGACAATCAAACGACCCTCAGTCTTCGAACGAATCTTTGCAATACGTTGGTCAAACATAGACTTCGAAAGGTCTTTGAGTTCTTGAATATTGACGTTCATCAAGTTGGCATCGATACGTTCTGCGATACGTTCTTCTGCCATTTCCATGGTGATATACAAAACGTTCTTGTTCTGACCCAATGCACCAGCTGCCATGTGGCACATGAACAGAGACTTACCAACACCGGTACCAGCAAGAGCAATATTCAATGTCTTATTTGGCAGACCACCATTGGTAATCTTGTTGAACATTTCAAGGTCAAACGGCAGCTTAGTTTCTGCACGGTGATAGAAATCAAAACGTTCTTCGGCGTTATCAATGTAGTCATGGCCTACGTTGTTATCAAAGCCCACAGATAATGCATCTTGAAGAATAGAAGGGATGCCGTCTTGCGAATGCACCTTGTCTTCTCCATCGATAATCTGAATAGATTGCATGATAGCATTATACACGGCTCGGTCTTTACAGAACTTTTCAGTCTGGTCTAAGAGCCACTTCTCATTTGCATCCACATCATCGTCAAGTGCGGTTAGAGTTTCAGTGACATGCTGATACTCTTTCTCATTTACCTTGCGGTCATTCTGTAGAGCAATGTTGATTGCATCGATTGTTGGAAGAGAATTATACTTGGTCACAAACTCATTGATATACCGATAGATTAATTTCTCGGCATTGTCAGTAAAATATTCATCTTTAATGAATGGGATTACCTTACGCAGGTAATCCTCATCCGAAATCAACTTACTTAGGATAATAGTTTCAATCTTCTTCTGCAACTTTAACATCCTCTAGTTCAAAATATTCTTCATAGTCATTAGCAATCTTCACGCAACACTCTTCACATACC